ACGTAAAAATGAATTAACAATTTGCGGTTATTTAAGCAAAAAAGAATTATTGGAAAAATCAGTTTTAAGAAAAAAAGGCGAACGCTTAAGTCGATCCAACGGAACGTCGTTTGTTGCAAAAACCAACAATTTAGAGGTTCAATATAAACAAATGAATAACATTGAAAAATTATTTTATTATTTGCCGGAATATTTAAAATAAATTTTTAATTTAGCGTTTAGAATAGAGTTCGAGAATAGGCCCATTAAATAGCTTAATGGGACATAAAACAAAAACAGAATGAAAACATTTAACGATTTTAATATTGACGTCGGCAATAAAACAACCGGTAAAATCAAAACACAATGTCCGCAATGCAGTCAAACGCGCAAAAACAAACGCGACAAATGTTTGTCAGTTGATATTGACAAAGGTTTATTTAATTGTCACAATTGCGGTTGGGCCGGAACAACAAAATTCGAAAAGAAAAAAGAATACATTCGTCCGCAATCCATAAAAATAAATTTAACCGAACGCGTTGTAAAATGGTTTGCCGAACGTGGCATTTCCGAACCTACATTGCAACATTGGAAAATTGGCGAATCATTGGAATATTTTCCGCAAGTTGGAAAAAAGCGCCGCGCAATAAATTTCAATTATTACCGCGAAAACAATTTAGTTAATGTCAAATATCGTGACGGCCAAAAGAATTTCAAAATGGTTTCCGGCGCTGAATTAATATTTTATGGTTTGGATAATATTAAAACAATGGAAAAAATTTACATTGTTGAAGGCGAAATTGACGCGTTGAGTTTACACGAAGCCGGTATTTATTCAGTTTGTAGCGTTCCAAATGGCGCATCAAAAGGCAATCAACGATTAGAATATTTGGACAATTGTTTTGAATACTTCAAAGATAAAACCGAAATAATACTTTGCACCGACAACGATTCGCCAGGAATTGAACTTCGAAACGAATTGTCACGACGTTTTGGTGCGTATCGTTGCAAATACGTCGATTTTGGCGACTTTAAAGACGCAAACGAAATATTAATAACAAAAGGCGCCGAAGCGTTGCGAAACGTTATTAAAACGGCTAAAAACTTTCCATTAGAGGGCGTTTTGAATATAAACGATATTTGGGACAATGTTTTAAATTTTAACGAAAACGGCGTCAAAAATTATTCAATCGGTTTGCCAAACGCCGATACATTTTTTAAAATGGAATTGGGCCAATGGTCCGTTGTGACCGGAATACCAAATTCCGGAAAATCCGACGTAATGGATCAAATATGTTGTAATTTGGCGACGCGTTACGATATGCGTTGCGCTATGTTTGCGCCGGAATCATTTCCATACGAGGGCCACATTAAAAGAATTTCAAATAAATTAAACGAAACTAATTGCACCAACGAACAATTAAATCAAACAAAAGATTTCATTCAAGACCATTTCTTTTGGGTTAAAATAGATTTGGAAAATTTAACGTTAAAAGGCATTTTAAATGCGTTTAAAGAATTAGTATTTCAAAAGGGAATAAATGTTTGTGTGATTGACCCATGGAATATGTTGGACCATTCAGCGCAAAAGGACCATTCCTATATTGGGCGCGCATTGTCAGAAATAACGCAATTTTGCCAACAAACAAACACACATTTGTTTTTGGTGGCGCACCCACGAAAAATTGAATCCGAAAACGGAAAATATAAAAAACCAACGCTTTATGACATCAGCGGTTCGGCCGACTTTTTTAATAAAGCATATAATGGTTTAATTGTTTACCGCTGCATTGGCGAACGCACAAAGTTTAAATCGGACGTTGTTAAAGTATACGTTGAAAAGGTTAAACGAAAAGAAAACGGCCAATTAGGCGAATTTGACATCGCGCCGGATTTTAAAAACGGCGGTATATACAAAGACATTGACCTGGAAACAAAAAAATTTGAAGTTATAACCGACGATTTACCTTTTTAATATGAAACGATAATTCAAAAACACGTTGAAATAAAAGAAAAAAAATGATAAAAGTAAATAGTTTAAGCGGTGGCAAAACGTCATCATATATTGCGGCAAATTATAAAGCCGATTATAATGTTTTTGCATTAGTGACAACAAGCGATAAAAATTGTTTGTTTCCGGATAAAAAATTGCGTCAAATTGTTAGCGATAAAATAGGGCGCGAATTTATTGGAACATTAGAAGAAGACGCAATAATTTACACAATTTTAGATTTGGAACAATTTATTGGTTCAAAAATTGATTGGGTTGTTGGTAAAACTTTTGACGAAATTACAAACAGAAACGGAAAAAAATATTTGCCAAACGTAACGCAAAGATTTTGCACAACCGAAATGAAGTTGCAACCAATTTTTGATTGGTGGCGAAATGAAATAAATGAAGTTATTGAAATGCGAATTGGATTTCGAGCAAATGAACAAACACGCGCAAAAACAATATTAGAAAAAACCAATAAAAACGGATTTTCAGAATTTAAAACAATAGTTGGCAAAACTAAAAATGGAAATCAAAATCGTTGGGCATCAATAGAATGGCAAAAACCGGTTTTTCCTTTAATAAAAGATAATATCAGAAAAGATACAATCGAAAAATTCTGGAAAAACAAAAACGTTCGTTTTGCTTATATGAACAATTGTGTTGGTTGTTTTCATCGAACGCCGGTTTTATTAAAATATATGAGTGAAAAACACGAAAACAAATTTGATTGGTTTATGAATACAGAAAAAAAAGGAGGTTATGGGAAACGAACATTTAAAATTGGAATGAAATACATTGATATAAAAAATAGTTTTAGACAAACAAAATTGTTTGACGATGATTTTAACGAATGCGATTCCGGCTATTGTGGTTTATAAAAAATAAAACAAAAAAATTATGGCGAAAATATTAAATCCAACAGACGAACACCGCAAAGCAATTCAATGGTGCATTAAAAACGACATTAAAGTTGCAATACACCCAACAACAAAAGGATTGCGCGTACAAATTGACGAACGCGGCAAAAAAACATTGTCGCCGCAAACTTATAATAAGGTTGAGGCCAACAATAAAGTTTGGGAAATATATTTGTATATTTACAAAAAATATTTCAACAAATGCGACTAAATTTTAACACAATTATTTATCCAATTTATGGTTGTTTAGTAGGTTTAAATTATTGGGATTCGAAAATGGAACACGTTGTGATTGAATCCGCTATTGAAGACCAAAACGAACATTGTTTGGAAATTCATTTATTTATTTTTGGTATTTCTTTTATTTGGTATTCTGAAAAGTAAATGCGAAAAATTGTTAGCGTTAAAGAAATAAAACAAACGCCGAACAATCCGCGTTTAATCAAAGACGCAAAATTCAAAAAATTAATTAAATCAATTAAAGAGTTTCCACAAATGTTGGAAATTCGGCCTATTGTTGTTGACGAAACAATGACGATATTAGGCGGAAATATGCGTTTGCGTGCGTGTATGGCCGCCGGATTGTTTGAGGTTCCAATATATATTCAAAAAGGTTTAACCGAAGCGCAAAAGCGCGAATTTATAATTAAGGACAATTCCGGTTTTGGTGATTGGGATTGGGACATTTTGGCGAATGAATGGGACGCAAAACAATTAATTGATTGGGGGGTTGATTTACCGGTTTTTGATTTGCCTATTGACGACGAACAACCAAAAGAAAACGACGACGACAAAGACGTTTGCGAGTTGTGCGGAAAATAATTTTCGTAAAATTTTCGTAATTTTTTAAAAAAAATTTTCATTTTTGTATTGTAATTGAAAAAAAACTTTTATATTTGTAGAGTAAACAAACAATAACAATAAAAAAAACAATTATGAAAACTACAAAAACAAGAACGGAAAGAGTAAAAGAACAAGCAATTTCAAACATTGAATTTTTACAAACTGAAAAGGGTTGGAATGAATTTAAAAAAATTATGTCAATGGCAGCGTTTGAAATGAATAAAAAAGAAAGAAAACAATTTTTTGAATTAATGAAAGACGAAAAAGAAAAAACTAATTTTTTAACTTATTTGTTTGCAACAACGTCAATTGAAGCGGCTTTAATTCAACAACAATAAAAACATTAAAACAAAATTTAAAACCTTTCAGAAATGAAGGGTTTTTTTTATGTCTTTTAATTTATTTAACTTTGCGTTATGTCAACAAAAACCAACATATTAAAAAACAATTTATTAGAAGCGTTGGAGCAATCATTGGGAATTGTCACAACGGCGTGTAAAATTGTGGGTTGCAATCGTTCAACGTTTTATAAATATTACAACAACGACAAAGAGTTTCGCGCGTCGGTTGATGAGTTACAAAATATGACTTTGGATTTCGTGGAATCACAATTGCACAAACAAATCAAAGACGGCAACACAACCGCAACAATATTTTATTTGAAAACAAAAGGAAAAAAACGTGGATTCGTTGAGCGCCAGGAAATACAAATGGACGGCGGCATCGAATCAAAAATCATTGAATGGACACCGGCAAAGGACAAATAAAAGAATTTTGTAACGTTCAATTTTACCAAACATTAAATTCAACGGCGCGAATTAAAGTACATCAAGGCGGTACACGTTCCGGCAAAACGTATGCGATTTGCCAATACTTAATATATAAGCTAACAACCACAAAAAAACCGTTGACAATCTCAATTGTCCGGAAAACGTTACCGGCGTTAAAACGTTCGGTATTGCGTGATTTTGTTTCTATTGCCACAAAGTTAGGCGTGTATTATAAAGGCGAACACAACAAAGCGGAAAACGTATTTAGATACAATGGTTCAATGGTTCAATTCATTTCAACAGACGATCCACAAAAAATTCGTGGCGCCAAACACGATATTTGTTTTTTGAATGAATCCAACGAATTAAACTTTGAAGATTTCCGCCAATTAAATATGCGGACCATTAGCGAATTGATTATTGATTTTAATCCGTCGGACCCAATTCATTGGCTTTACAATGAAGTTATCGAACGCGACGATTGCGACTTATTTATCACAACGTACAAAGACAATAAGTTTTTGCCGTCTGAATTAGTCCAGGAAATCGAACGCATTAAAGAACGTGACCCCGACTATTGGCGCGTATATGGCGAGGGCCAACGTGCGCAATTTTCACAACGTCAAATATTTACGAATTGGAAATATATTCCATTGGCAGAATTTCCGGAGTTCGACGAAACAATTTTAGGCATTGACTTTGGATTTACTAATGACGAATTAGCGATTATTGAGGTTGGAAAAATTAAAGATAAATTGTACATCAACGAATTAATGTATAAAAAAGGAATGACAAATCGCGACATTGCAAACTTTTTAAAATCCATAAATAAAAACGATGTTTTAGCCTATTGTGATAGCGCCGAACCAAAATCAATTGTTGAGCTGCGACAAATGGGCGTATTGGCAAAAGGTGCGGTCAAAGGCGCCGGCTCAATTAACGCCGGAATTAGTTTAATAAAAGAACATGAAGTTTTTGTCAGTAACGAATCAACCAATTTAAAACGCGAACAACATTCGTATTATTGGCAGCAATTAAAAGACGAAACAATCATCAACAAACCAATTGACGCAAACAATCATTTAATGGACGCGTTGCGCTATGCCGTTTATTCTAAATACAAAAACCGGACGGAATTTTTTGTGATATAAAAACAATTTTAAATTTTGTATTTTTACGAAAATTTTATACATCAATAAAATATGGCATCATTACTCGACCGCTTTAAAAATCTAATTTCAAAAAACGCACAACAAACCGCAACCGAATACAACCGCGCAATTTACAATTGGTTGGGCGAATCAATCGTTTGGAATCCGGAAAATGACGATTCCTATATAACAGAGGGTTACAGAAAAAATTCAACCATTTATTCATTGGTTAATTTAATAACAAAAGCCGCGACAACAATTCCGTTTCAAGTTTACGAAAAGACAAACGAAAACGATTATAAAAGATACAAGGCGATGACGTCCGGAACGTTCGACGCGTCAACAATTCATAAGGCGGCAATGTTGCAAAAACGTTCTTTGGTTGAGTTACAAGACACCGAATTGCATAAATTATTAGAACGTCCAAATCCGGCGCAATCTTATAATAGTTGGATCACTGAATTGATAGCGTTCGGAAAATTAACCGGAAATCGTTACATCTATGGAATTGGACCGGACACCGGCGCCAATATTGGAAAATATACCGAACTATATGTTATGCCGTCGCAAATTATGGAAATTGTTTCCGGTGGAATTATGAAGCCGGTTTCAAAATACAAAATAGAATATAACGGAACATATGAAATTGACGCCAACGAAATATGCCATATAAAAGATTTTAACCCTTATTATGACGGCACCGGTTCACATTTATACGGACAATCGCCATTGCGTGCCGGTTTACGTTCATTAACAACAAACAATGAAGCGGTACAAACCGGAGTTAAATATTTACAGAACCAAACGGCGCGCGGTTTATTAATGTCAGACGAGGGCGATATTAACGAGGTCCAGGCGCAACAATTAAAAGACAAATTCCGAAAACAATTTCAAGGTTCGGACAATGCCGGCGATGTTATTATAACACCGAAAAAATTGTCGTGGGTTAACTTTGGTTTAAATGCTGCGGACGTTTCATTGATTGAACAATATAACGCGTCAATAAAAGATTTATGTAATATTTACAACGTGCCGGTTCAACTACTAAACAATACCGATTCCGCGTCATATAACAATATGAAAGAAGCGAAAAAAGCGTTATATCAAAACGCGGTCATTCCGGAATTGTTAAAGATTAAAGACGAATTAAATCGTTGGTTGGCGCCTAAATTTGGCGAAAAACTTTGCATTGAATTTGATTTTTCAGTAATACCGGAATTACAAGAAGAAACGGACAAAGTCGTGGACCAATTATCGAAAGCGTGGTGGATCACACCAAACGAAAAGCGCGCCGCAATGAATTACGGAAAAGACGAACAAACAACACAATTGGACGATTACTATATTCCGGCGAATCTTATTCCGGTGCAATCAAATGAAATTGAAATTCCGGTTGAAAATATTGACGTTGACGTAAACAAGTTTTTGAATACGGACAACGTAAAAAAAAAAGAAATTTCGGAACGTCTTAAATTAGCGTTGCAAAATAAAATCGACGAACACAACGACAAAGTTGGGGACGACAAAGACAAACGAACAACGGTTTCAATATTATTTCAAGTTTATGAACGTGGCATTGGCGCATATCGAACAAATCCGTCAAGTGTACGGCCGTCGGTATCGTCGCCGGAACAATGGGCAATGGCTCGCGTTAATTCATTTTTATACGCATTAAGAAACGGCAAATTTAGAAGTGGAAAACACGACACCGATTTATTACCGGACGGACACCCAATGAGCAGCAAAGACAAACCAACAGAAAAAAACGAAACGTTTTCAGATTACCCACAAACCGCAACGAATAACGCCAAACGAATGATTGAATGGCGCGAAAAATACGGCGACGAAGTACAAGCGGGAACGCCAACGGGTTGGCGTCGTGCGTCAATGTTAGCAAACCGCGAACCATTGACAATTGAAATGTTAAACCGCATTAAATCATTTTTTGCACGTCATGAGGGCAACCAAACAATTGCGGAACGTTTTAAAGATACGCCATGGCGCGACAATGGTTTTGTTTCCTGGAATCTTTGGGGTGGAACTGCAATGCGTGATTGGGTTAATAAAAAATTAAACGAAATAAACGAATAAATGCCAACACCAAAACCCAACGAATCCGAATCAAACTTTGTGGCGCGTTGTGTTGTTGATGCGGAAGCCGTTCGCGATTTTCCGGACACACAACAACGAATTGCGTTTTGTTATTCACAATTCGAACGTTCGAAAAAAAACGAGGTTTTAAATAAACAAAACAAAGTTGACCGCGACAAATGGCAATCGTCTTTTGAACGCCAATTGGATATTGCAGAAAAAAAGCAAATCGCAATTGTTAAGCGTTTTTATAAACGTGAATATAACAAAGGCATTGAATCGTTTATAGCAGACGGCCAAACAAATTTCCAATTATTATTTGACGACAAAGATTTATTAAAAATTTATCGTGATTTGTACACCGATATTGGAATGCGTTTCGCTAAATGGTACGTCAACAATTTTCAAAAGTTTATTAAAAAAAATGTTGACACATCAGCGGTTGACGATATATGGCGCGATTCTTTTGGCGCTTATGGTTCAGCGGTTGGCGCGCAACGTGTTACATTAGTAAGCGGAACGGCTCGAAAAACTTTAATAGATATAACACAACGATTAATGCGCGATCCGGAGTTTATGACATTGGGCGCGGTTGAACGTGGCCGAATATTACGAAACCAATTCAATAGATATTCACAATATCAATCGGAACGTTTGGTTCGTACCGAAGCGACGGCGGCGGCTAACTTTGCAACAACGCAAGCCGCACAAACAATTTTTCCGCCGGAACAAATGCAAAAAGAATGGATTGCAAGTTTTGACGACAGAACGCGTGACACACATTCGGAAGCGGACGGCCAAATTGTAATGGCTAACAATACATTTTTAGTTGGTGGACAACAAATGATGTTTCCAGGCGATCCGGCCGGCGGTGCTGCGGAATGTATAAATTGCCGTTGTTCTGTTGCATATATACCAATTGAGGGCGCACAAACTATTGACGACATTTCAACAATTGGATTAGGCGTTGCCGGTGGTGGTTTAACTAATTTCTAAAATTCGTATATTTACAAAAATTTTTCAATATGAATACAATTCTTTACAAAGCAGCGCCGGTTGGCGAATTAATAGACGCCGACGAAAAGGCCGGAATTATAAAAGGTTACGGCAGTTATTTCGGAAATAAAGATTCCGACAATGACGTAATAATGAAAGGCGCATATAAAAAGACAATTGCCGAAAATGGCGAACGCGTCAAATATTTATATCAACACGATATGAATCAACCAATTGGCAAAATGACCGAATTATATGAGGACGACAAAGGGTTGGTATTCGTGGCGGAAATTGCAAAAACACAATTAGGAAAAGACGTTGTCGAGTTAATGAAATCCGGCGTTATAACCGAAAATTCTGTTGGTATTATGCCAATACAAAAAAATAATAAAGGCGATTACCGCGAAATAACAGAGGTTAAATTGTACGAAATTAGCGCCGTTACATTAGCGGCCAACGATCAAGCCAAAATTTTAGACGTTAAAGGAAACGTTGACGTTGAAAAACTTTCAAAGCGTTATGACAACCTTTCGAAACTAATTCGAAAAGGAGACATTTCTGACGAAATGGGTTTCGCTATTGAAGCCGAAATACTAAAATTAAAATCATTATTTATTGAGTTCACGAAGCCGGTTGATGAAATCACTTCGCCGAATGTTGAGGTAAAAAACAATGATTCCGAAGTGATAAATTATTTAATAAATTCCTTAAAAAATTAAAAATGGAAGAAAATCTAAAAAATCAATTGGACCAATTTAATAGTGCCATTGATTCAAAAATTGAAAAGTCTAACAACGAAGTTGTTGAAAACGTTGTTGTTAAGGCAAACGAAATCGTTAAATCAGAAGTTTCTGAAATGGCGACTAAATTAAACGAGAGATTAGACGCAATCGAAGTTGCCAACAAAAAGCAATTCGAAAGCAAAAAAAGAATGTCATTTAAAAGTGCTTTAAAAGAAGCGTTTGAAGGTGGCGCAATTGAAAACCTTGCAAAAGGAAATTCAAGAAGCGCGTCATTTGAAATCAAGGCCGATATGACAACCGGCGCCGATTTTACAGGCGAAGTTATTCCGGCGGATAGAGTGCCAGGATATAAATTTGATCCAACACGTCCAACACATATTCGTCAATTATTGGCGCAAGGTTCAACACAATCAGATGTTGTTCGTTTCGTAAAAGAAAGCGGATATTCTAATGGTGCAGCAGCTACGGCAGAGGGTGCAACATTAACGCAATCAGATTTCGACATGACGGCGGCAGATGCTAACGTTAGAAAAATCGGAACTTATTTCCGTATTTCTGAAGAAATGTTGGCAGATACACCGCAATTGACTTCTTATTTATCAGCGCGTGCGCCGGAAAAACTTTTAGAAGTTGAGGACACACAAATTTTGAGTGGTAACGGAACGGCGCCAAACTTAAGCGGAATTATAACAGACGCAACGGCATTCGCTGCCGGTGATTTGGCAGATTCTGTTGACAACGCAAATGATTTTGACGTTATTGTTGCAGCGCTTAACCAATTGGCAAACGCTAATTACAATGCGGACACAATCTTATTGAACCCGTCAGATTTCCACAAAATCCTATTATTAAAAGATACGCAAAATAACTACCTTAAAGATCAAGTTTACAATGGTCTTCAACCGGTATTTATGGGCGTGAAAGTTGTTCTTAATACTGCAATTTCAGCCGGCGACTTCTTAATTGGAAACTTTGGCGTTGGTACTCAATTATGGGTGCGTGACGGAATAAACGTTGAGTTCTTCAGAGAAGACGGAACAAACGTTCGTGACGGATTCGTTACAGTGAGAGTAAGCGAGAGAATCGCATTAACAAACTATTTACCAAATGCGTTTGTTACCGGTGATTTCACAACTGCAAAAGCAGCGCTTGAAACACCATAATAAAGGTTTAATCAACCAATTTAAGGGCCTGGAATTAGTTTCCGGGCCTTTTTTTTATGCTTTATTTTTAGGCGCCCAACAGATAAGAACGTAAAAAAAACAAAAAAAACTTTAAAAAAAAACTAAAAAAATTTTTTTAATTCTAAAATGTGTTATATATTTGTATCAACAAAAACAATAAAAAACAAAAATTATGGAAGTATTAAAAAACAAAGTTGAACAAAGATTAATAAAAAACGGAAACAATATCAATGACGTAAAAAAAATGATTGAATTACATTTTGAATATGCGTCAAAAACTTATAAAGGAGTTAAAAGAATTTCCGAATGTATTTCAACAATATATTAAAAACATTAACCGGCGCGTTTCGGCGCGCCATAATTTTAGAACAATGAAAACAAAAACCGGACTAACAATCATACACGACGGCAACCGCGTCAACGTGTACACTCAAGACGAAATGCGAAAGCATAACGACGAAAACAAAATCGAAACGTGGATTTCAAGCGTTTTAAGCTACTTAAATATAAAAAGATGAGTAGTATTCCAAATCATTACGATAACGGCCTAAAACACGATTTAATCGACGTTATAGCGTCTTATGAATTAAACTTTAATCGTGGCAACGTTTTAAAATACGTTGTTCGCGCCGGAAAAAAAGAAAACGAAATTGAGGATTTAGAAAAGGCGCTTGACTATTTAGAACGCGAAATAAATCATTTAACAAATAAAATAGACATCAAAAATTTTTAATTATGTGGGGATTAGAATATATACCAGGCGACGAACCGGAATTTGAATGCGCGGTTTGTGGCGTTCCAATGTTTGAGGACACCGGAATTTGTTCAAACGCTTGTTTTGAAGCCGATCAAATGTAACATTATGAAACAAAAATTTATTAAGTTTTTCTTAACACTATTATTTGGGGGTTTTGCATTGCGTCAAATAATGGTTTATAACGAATTGCCAACGGCGATATTTTTATTAATTTTATCAATATGCGTCGCATTGGCTAACGACAATTAAATTTCATAATTTAGTTTTTATTGGTTTGTGTTAGAAAGTCGGTCATTAATTTGGTCGGCTTTTTTTTTATAACTTTACGTTATGAATGCAAACGTTTTTGGTTGTTATGCTGAATATCTATTCGCAACAAAAGCAATGGAAAACGGCTTTGTTGTTTCTTTTCCTTTGTTGCATTCGTCGCATTACGATTGTATTGTTGATTCGCCAAATGGTTTGTTTAAAGTACAAATAAAAGCAATCAACGAAAACAACCGAACGCGCAATCGAATTTTTTTGTCCGACAGATCCGGAAAAAAATATAAAAAAAATGACGTGGATTTTTTCGCGGTTTATTCAGCAGAACGCCAGGGTTTTTTTATTTTCAAAAACGACGGCAAAATTCAATCATTTACAATTGGTTTGGAAAAATATTCAAAATATTTTAATAACTTTGCGGCAATGTAAGTTTTCATTATTGTTTTCTATTCTTCTGAAAAGGCGTCACAAATTAATGTGGCGCTTTTTTTTTATCTTTACAAAAAATTAAAGGTTATGCAATTAAAAATCAAACAATCAATTTTAAGGGGTGGCAAACGTTATAATGAGGGCGACAAAATAGAGTTGCCGGACAACGTCGCACAAAATTGGATTGCCAAAGGTTTTGCGTCAAAAGTCAGTAAAAAGCAAAACAAAGAAAAATTTGAAACCAAAGAATTAAAGGTTGAATATATTGAAATAAAAGACGATGCGACAAATAAAGATTAATTCAACAACCGGCAATGAATTATTGACCGGTCAAAATGTTAAAGATTACGTTCGAATTGACACGTCCGCCGACGACAATATTATTTCCGCAATGATAACGCAAGCGCGCATTTGGTGCGAAAACTATATTTCGCGCGACATTGTGCCTAAAAATCGAACGTATTATTTAGACGCAACCAACGGAATTTTTGATTTGCCATTTGGTCCAATTGCAAGCGTTGAGGAAATAACCATTGACGGCACCGCAACAACCGATTATGAAATTTTAGGTTTAGACAATGAAACCATTGAATTAGATCAAGGACCGGCCGAACGCGTAAAAATAACGTATATAACAACCGGAATTGATGACGCGTTGATTAAACAATCAATGATGCAATTAATTTCAACGTATTACGACAATAGAAGCGATTTTGTAAACGGAAATATTTCAGAAATACCAACATCAACAAAAACAATTTTAACGTCTTATAAATCAATGTTTATATAATGAACGCCGGAAAATTAGATTCTAAAATAACAATCAAACGTTTAACAAAAACCGCCGACGAATTTGGGGGTTTTAATTCGACATTGTCGGACGTTGCAACGGTTTGGTGCCATTTAACAGAAATTAAGGGCGAAATAAACGACAAATTCGGCAAACGTGAACAAGACGTCCAGGTTGAAATAACAATGCGTAAAAATACGGCGGATTTAATTCAATTAGGCGACATTTTCACATTGGAAAACGAATCGCAAAAATTTAGAATAAACAACAAATTCGAATTTGATTTGGATTTTTATACAAAACTATTGGCGACAAAATCGGAATAAATGGACGTAAATATTAAAATAGACCAAAACGATTTGTTGAAACTTAAAAATAAGTTAGACAAAATGCGTGCGTTCGAATCCAAAACCATTTCCAATGAATTAGGAAAAACCGGTTTAGAAATTGTGCGTTTGGCAAAACGTGCGGCGCCGGTTGACAAAGGCGCTTTAAAACAATCCATTAGCACACAACGAAGCGGAAAATCCGTTAATGTTGTGGCGGCTGCAAATTACGCGCCTTATGTTGAATTTGGAACCGGTGGTTCTGTTGATTTAACCGACATGACGGAATTAGGTATTCCGGAAAGTTACGCGGCACAATTCAAAGGCAAAGGCATTCGAGATGTTAATTTGCCGGCGCGTCCGTTCTTTTTTAGTTCGGCGCGAATAGGATTTAAAAATTTATTAAATCGTCTAAATGGCGAAATTAAAAAAGCAATTAAATAATGTTAGAAGCGATTCACTATGTACGCAAGGCAATCATTGCAAAATTAAACGGCAACGTTACAATTGACGGTTCAGCGGTTCCGATTTATGGACGCGTTCCAACAAATGCAAGTTATCCATTTGTGCGCGTTTATTCAGTTTCAAACGACGAAACGGACCAAAACCAAAGTTCTTTTAATATTGAAACGATTACGCGCGTTGAATGCGTGACACGTTTTGCAAGTGACGACGGCGGCGAATTAGATTGTAATTTAATGGTTTCACAATGTTTGGAACAATTGCGCACACGTTCAGCAAATTACATTGATTTAAGCGCCAACGGTTTTAATGTTTATACAAGCGTAAACGAGGGCGTTAAATATTTAGAAGATGATTTAAAAGATTTTACATATTATCGCGCCATTATTGAATTGTCAAATAAAATTGAACAAATCGAAACGGTGGGCGGTTTACAAAGCGAATTGCAAAACGAACTTCAATCTTAAAAAAAATAACCAATGGCAAAAATAACCTATTCAAATAAAACAGACAATCAAACATCAGCATTGCCGGCGATTAATAAAGTGACCGCCGCCGATTTAAACGAAATAAAAACGTCCGTAAATGACGCATACGACAAATTTGGCGGTTTTGCGTTTTATCAAGACGCAACAACAAGCGGAACGCCTATCAATTTGACGGCGGACACCTGGACCGATTTAACAAACGACAAAGCCGGAACCGGAACAATTTCAAATTTGCCGTCATATATTAGTGGCGATTTATGGGATTCAGCAGCAAACAAAATTGACACGTCAAAAGTTGGCGCAAATAAAGTTTTATTAATTAGAAACGATTTTGACGTAACGGCCGGCGCTGCAAATACACGTTTGGACGCACGTTTATATTTTCCGGACACCGGCAAATCAATTGAGTTTTCACATGATAATATTGCTAACAATGGCGATCAAGTTCGTTATTCAAGAACAACGCAAATATTTACACGAACAAGCGAATTAACAAGTGGCTGCAAAATTCAAATTAAAGTTGATAAAAGCGGCGCAACGGCTATTGTTGAAGATTTTGTTATAACGGTTTTAAGTTTTTAAAAAATGAATGATTTTAAATTATATATATTAAACACGTTTTCGTTTTTAGTTTCATTTACTGCAATTGACGAAGTTTTAAAAATATTATTATTGGCGGTTTCAATAGGTTACACCGCGCAACGTTGGTATTATTTGAATAAGAATAAAGACAATGACAAAAATTGATGAAAACACACAATTTAAAATTAATATAAAAACAATTGTTGCAATTTGTTTTGGTATTTTGTCAATAGCCGGCGTTTATTTCACTTTAATAGCTAAAATTCAGCAAATGAATATTAATTTAATGCGTATGTCGTCGGAATTAGAAATGAATAGCGAATTTCGTATTAAATGGCCGCGTGGCGAAATGGGGGCATTGCCGGACGACGCCGAACAAAATTTGCGTTTGATTTATATTGAAAAACACCAGGAAAAAACAATGGTTGATTTAGACGATTTAAAATTAAAGGTTAAAGAATTAGAGGGTTGTATTAACGAAAATTAAAAAATATGACTAAAAATTTTAAAATAAACGAATTTGAATGTAATTGTGGCAATTGTAAAATTAGCGCCGACGTAAAAAATAATTTAATTAAGTTGGCGGACCAATTGCAAATTTTGCGTGACAAAGTACAAAAACCAATCAAAATAAATTCGGCGTATAGATGCGCCAATTATAATGATAATGTTGTCAAAGGCGCCAAACATTCGCAACATAAATTTGGCAAAGCTGCGGACATTGTAATTGACGGCATGACGCCAAACGAGGTTCACGAATTAGTTTGCGAAATGGTCGAATTAGGCCAAATAAATTTTGGCGGAATTGGAAAATACAATACATTCACACATTTAGACATTCGCGACTATTCAGCGCGTTGGGATTATACCAAAAAATAATATTATGCCAAAGAAAAAATTTAAGGACACGAAAGTTGGGCAATTTTTATTAAAAAAAATTCCTGGATTTGTTGGCGACGTATTACCGGACAAAGGCGTTTTGGGCGTTGTTAAAAATCTAATTGACAACGAACCGGAATTGACGCCGGAACAAAAAAGCGCAATGCACGACGAATTGATTGAGTTCTACAAATTAGAAGTTGCGGACCGCGATTCAGCGCGTAAACGTGAAGTTGAAAAGGCAAAAACCGGCGGTTTTGATTTAATGTTTAATTTAACCGGAATTATTGGGTTAGCTGCATTTGCTTTTATCATTTATGCCATTGTTTATTTGCAAATACCGGAATCAAACAAAGAAGTTTGGATTCATTTAATTGGAATTTGTGAGGGTATCGTTTTATCAATATTTGGTTATTTTTATGGTTCGGCGGTTAGAAAAAACAAATAATTATGGCGCGCAATAAAAACGTTTTAAGCACATATAAAAAACAAAAAAAGCGTCGCAAAGGCGTACATTCAAAAAGCAAAAGTTCGTCAATTAAATCGTCTAAAAACTACAAAAAAAAATATCGCGGTCAAGGCCGTTAAATATCTTTTTTAATTTTTGTATTTTTGCTAAAAACAAATTTATATGTCATTAGCAGACGACGCAAAACTATTGTTAATTCCTACGGGTTACAAAGCATCAAAAGTTTATTCAGTATTTCCAACAGACGGCGACGGCGATTTTACCTATACACGAAGCGGCGACGCGTCAAGGGTTAATCCTGGAGGTTTAATTGAAACCATTTCAAATAATATTCCACGAATAGATCATTTCGGCGGCGGTTGTCCAACGCTGAATTTGGAACCACAACGCACAAATTTATTTCAAAGAAGTGAAGAGTTCGAAAATTCATATTGGACAAAAGCAAGGGCAAGCGTAACGGCTAACCAAATAATTGCGCCGGACGGTCAATTGACTGCGGACAAATTTTTTGATTCAACAGACAATAATTCGCATTTGGTTTATAGGTCAATGAGCATAACAAATGGACAAAAATATTCATTTAGTTGTTTTATCAAAAAAGGTACATTGACAAAAGCGTTTTTGGCTTTTAATTCGTCAACGGCTCAATCAGTAATTTACGATTTAGAAAACGGAATTGTTGAAAGTCAAGGCGCAAATATAGATTCAAGTAAAATTGAAAATTATGGTAATGATTGGTTTAGATGTTCATTTACACATACCGCGACATCAACAACATTTTTATATAGAATAGGAACATATAATGGCGGGATAACATATACCGGAACCGGAACCGATTTTATATATATTTTTGGCGCACAAATTGAACAAGGAAGCTATCCTACAAGCTATATTAAAACAACAAGCGGAACAGTCACACGACAAAAAGATGATTGCCACTTATTAAATCATACTTTATTTACTGATTACCCTTTTACAGTTTATGCAAAGGCTAAAATAGAAGATGTTGGAAATACTATTTTTAGTATTTATGGAGGTGCAAGTAATAAATATTTAGCGTTTCTTTTTACAACTAGTGGAGTAAATGCAGCGGTTTATAGACGTGATGCTACAAATAATGATAGTGATTTTTATAATTTTACTTATTCTGTTGGGGATACTATTAAGGTTGCATTAGCTTTTATAAATGATACTAAATATAAATTATATATTAATGGTACTGAAATAGCTGATGTAACAAGCGGTTTATCTGTTCCGTTTGACAACGATGATATTCTATTAGGTCAATTTAGAATTTCGGGTGATGATGGTAGAAGAAACAGTATTGACGATTTTAGGGTTTATGATTATACACTAACAGATTCAGAATTAACAGAATTAACAACAATATAAAAATGGGAATAGTTAAAAAATACGAGTTTGAAAATGAATCAATCGTTGATTCTTTAATTACTAATTTAGGCGTTGAAACCGACGACGACGGAAACGAATTTCCAACACATCAAAACGCCATTGTAAAAATTGGTTATTTTGTTGTAACGGACGGCGAATACGACGACGATTTTAACGAAATCACACCGCCGGTTTTATACGATAAATTTTGCGTTGACGTTTTTTGGCAAGACGAAAACGATTCAGCAATTGCGGAATGGTCCGCATACGAAATAACAATTCAAGACGAGGGCGTTCATCAGTTCGCCGGAGTTAATTATATCACGAAAGAATAAAATAAATAATTCGTATATTTACAAAAAATTTAATAAACTTTAAAACATAAAAATATGGCTACAACGGGAGTTTTTAACGGAACAAATTTAATTTTAACGGTTGAGGGGACAACAGTAGGACACACAACAAGTTGTTCAATGTCTTTGTCAATGGACACACCGGAAGCAACAACAAAAGATTCAAACGGATTTTCAGAATATATTGGCGGCGTTAAAGGTGGCGAAATATCATTTGAGGGTTTAGTTGCCTATGACGATTCAGCAAACGCTATTGAAATGGCCGATTATTTATTGGCGCGTACACAATTAACATGTGTATTCGGAACGGCTGAAACCGGCGACGCGGTTTATACTGCGGAGGGGTTTTTGTCAAGTGTTGAAATGTCGGCAGAAATGGAAGCGGCCGTCACTTATAGCGGTTCGATCACAATCACCGGTGCAATCACTAAATCAACAAACTAAAAAGATTTAAAAGTTTATTATTTTGGCCGCCGTCATTTTTTGGCGGTGGCTTTTTTTATTAACGACAAACAACAAATAAAATGGCAAACAAACACAAAGGTTATATCGACATCAATGTCGGTGGCAAAAAACGAACACTACATTTTTCAATGAATTTTTGGTCCGAATTTACGGAACAATTGGGCGTTCCATTGCACGAAATTGGGGACGTATTCACAAAAGGAATTTCAATCAAAGGTTTACGCGCGTTGGTTTACGCCGGTATTTTAGCAAACGACCAGGAACAAGGCAACGAAATTGACTACAATATTTTTAAGGTTGGAACGTGGCTCGATGATTTAGAACCGGACAAAATAAACGCCATTGTTGAAACAATGTTGGAATCAAAAATTTTAGGCAATAGCTTAAGCGGCGACACAAAAGAAGTGGGAAAGCCGAAGCCGTCAAAGAAATAACATTCCAAAGTTTAACCGATTATTATATTGGTTTAATAGGCGTACACCCAAACGATTTTTGGCGGCAAACGTGGCGTGAAAATGCTTTGTTGGCGGAACATTATCACAATAATATCAATTTGAATTGGGAACAAACGCGTTATTTGGCGACAATGATTCACAACGTAAATTGTCAAAAGAAATCGCAAATGATAAAACCGGAAAAATTATTTGAATTGCCGGTTGATAAAAAACGCAAAAAAGAACGCGACAAGCCGAAATCAACACGCGAACAAATGGAAGCGTTTAAGTTAAAAGCCGAATCAATGACAAAGAAAACGACGCTAAAATAAAAGCGTCTTTTTTTTTGTATTTTTGTTTAAAATAATCTTTATGGCCGAATCAAATCTAAAAATTAATATTACCGGCGATTCGTCGAAATTAAAAAACGCTTTAAGTTCCGCAAATTCACAAATGAATATGTTCGGAAAAAAAATGCAAAGCGTTGGGCGTTCAATGTCTACACAATTAACTTTGCCAATAGTTGCAGCCGGTGCGGCCGCTACAAAATTGGCATTGGATTTTGACAAATCAATGACGCAAATTGAATCGTTGGTTGGTATTGCTGCGGGCGAAGTTGCAAAAATGGGCGAAGCCGCAAAGACAATGGCAACCGAAACCGGACGAAGCGCAAACGAAGCCGGAGAAGCGTTGTTTTTTATAACGTCGGCCGGATTAAGAGGTGCCGAAGCGACAAACGTTTTGAATGCGTCATTAAAAGCGGCGGCCGTTGGTTTAGGCGAAACAAAAACAATTGCGGATTTGGCAACGTCCGCAATGAACGCGTACGGCGTCGAAAATCTTAATGCAACCGGCGCAACCGACATTTTGGTTGCTGCGGTTCGTGAGGGAAAATTGGAAGCGTCAGAATTAGCCGGCGCAATGGGTGGCGTGATTCCAATTGCGTCCAATATGGGCGTTGGATTTGACGAAGTCGGCGCGGCATTGGCTGCAATGTCAAGAACCGGAACAAACGCGGCGGTTGGTGCAACACAATTAACCGCAATTTTAGCGTCATTAAAAAAGCCGACAGATCAAAGCGCGCAAGCAATGGTTGCGTTGGGAACGTCGCAAGAACAAATCGCACAATCTTTAGAACAAAAGGGTTTAATGCCAACGTTGTTGGATTTGTCAGCACGTTTGAAAGCGGCCGGAATGGACGCAACGGCAATATTTCCAAACATTCGAGCATTAAAAGGGGTTTTGGATTTAACCGGAAAAGGCGCCGAAGATAATGTTAAAATTTTTGACGCATTAAGCAATACAATGGGCGCGACGGACGAAGCGTTTCAAAAAACATCTGAATCGGCTTCATTCAAATTTGCACAAGGAATGGCGACAATGAAAACGTCTTTAATGGAAATCGGACAAATTGTTTTGCCGGCGGTCATTAAGGCGGTCACAAAATTGTCATCATTTATAAAAGGTTTGTCGGATTCATTCAAAAATTTATCGCCACAAACGCAAAACATCATTTTAACATTAACCGGTATTTTAGCGGCGGCCGGTCCATTGCTCGTAATATTCGGCAAATTAATGACCGGAATTTCGGCATTAGGTCCAATTTTAAAAATTGCGGCCGTTGGTTTTAGATTACTAACAACGGCAATGTTAGCGAATCCAATTTTGGCAGTTGCTGCGGCAATTGCTGCGGTTGTTTTAGCGTTAAGAAATTACAAAAAAGCGCAAAATGAAGCGACGGCGGCGTCAATTGGAAAATTAGACATTGTTCAAGTTAATGAGGATTTAAAAAATTCAGAAAATGAATTGGCGGAATTAGAAGCGAAAAGAAGCCGTATTTCGTTGGGCGCATATAAACAAAATAAACAACGTTTAGAGGAAAATATTACTTTATTAAAAGAACGAAAAGCGGTTTTAGAACAACAAGCGGCGGCAGAATCTCAACAAGTTGCAGCGCCAACACAAGACGAGGGTGCCGGATTTGATTTTGAAGCGCTATTGGAAAAGCATAAACAAGCGAACCAACAAATTGTCGAAAACGACAAAGAAACCGCACAACAAAGAAAAGAAATAAAAGCCGTCAGCGCATTAGAAATTCAAGGCATTGACACCGCTGCAAAAGAACAACAAATAACATCAGACGCGGAATTCAACGCAATTCAAACCGAAACCGAAGCCGCAAATTATGAAGCGAAAAAAGTTCGTTTTATGGATTTCATGATTCAGCAACAAACGGCGGCGGAATTAATGCAAAAAATTGGCGGTCAAATTGACGCGTCATTTGGCGCCATTGGAAATTCAATTACAAATATGTTTGGCGGTGCGCAATCGGCAACCGGTGCGTTTGTTGGAACATTAGCAAAAGACGCATTACAAATTTTGGGACACAATTTAAAAATCGCAATGGCCGGCGGTACGGCAGCCGCAACAGAAACCGCAAAAAGTTTTGGACCGGCTGCGGCCTTTGTATTACCGGCATTAATAGCCGGTGCAACCGCTTTAATTAGTGGAACATTTGCAAAGTTCGCGGACGGTGGTATTGTCAGCGGTCCGACAATGGGATTGGTTGGGGAATATCCAGGCGCGCGGTCAAATCCGGAGGTTATCGCGCCGTTAAATAAATTACAAGGAATGATTGGTGGCGCCGGTGGCGCTGCAAACGTAAACGTGACCGGTTCCGTTCGCGTTGACGGTCAAGATTTACTTATTGCAATAGAACGCGCCAATGAAACGGCCGGTCGAATATATTAAAACTAAATTATGGCGTACGGCGTTAAATACCGATTAATTTTTTCGGACGTTTTAGGAAACGGAAAAAAAGTTGAAATTCTAAAAAAAGATTATACCGGCGACGTGTTGCCAATGATAGCCGGCGCAAATCCGGTACAAATTTCGTGGCAATCGTCCGACGATTTTTATAAACCAATTATTGGTTCAAAATGTACGTTGTCTTTATTGGTTACGGATTCAGTTTCTTATGACGATTTTTATAAGTTTGACGAACGCGAATTTAAGGTTGTCGTTTCGTACGCGAAAAGTCAAGGCGAAATATACGCGGATCGCGTCGAAGCCGACGGCGGAACGTGCGAATCTTTTGAATGCGTTGACAACGTTTTAAATAATTTCGAAACTATTTCAACATATTATCAAAACCGCGTTATTGAGGACGGCGGCGAGGTTGAATCGTTGTCGTGCGTGGCGGACGCCATAACCGATGACAATTTTTATCGTTGGGGTGCGTATTGGTCCGGCTTTTTAGTTGTGGACCGCTACAAGGAAAAAATGACAACACCGCCGTTTGGTATTACAATCAACGCATTTGACGGATTAGGAACGTTAAATAATTTTGACGCGCCGATTTGTTACAACAATAACAATGCGCCAGGATTTAAAAGTAATTTAACTCGTATTCAAGACATTTTAGAAAATTTGGATTTGGATTTGGACATTTATATTGCATCAGATATTAAAGGCGATTTTATTGGAACCGAAAACAATTTTGAATCGAGTTCGTCATTTGCGTTTGGTTATTCAGAATTGAAAGGCGATTTCGGTTTATACAACGGAAAAGAAATGTTAGAAAAAATATTGATTGATTTTAATTGTCGTATTTTCCAAAGTTATAGTCGTTGGTATATTATAGAAGCGTCAAACATTTTTGATTATTACGTCAAAGACGAAATTTATAATGAAGTACAATCAACCGGCGTTGTTCCAACCGGTATTCGTGACCGAATAACATCAAAACTAAATGCAACCAAAAAAGAATTTATTGATTTTAGAACATACGACAAAGACGCCACAAGTTTAGGAACAAAACGTTTGCCGGTTTTATATGACAATAATAACCAATTAAAAGCAACAAACAATGATTTGGCGCGTGAATATTTGCAACCGGTTTCCGAAGTCGTAAATGTTGGCGTATATACAAAAACAAAATCGTCATTTTACAATTCCGGTTTTGAATATGGTTCTTATAATTTTAATATTATTGACGCAATCGGTCCGCCACCAACATTTCCAATTTTAGGACCATTGGCGGAAATATCAACAGACGAAATCGCATTTAAAGGCCGGCGGTCAATGAAGTTGTCATCTTTAGCACCAACAACCGGTCAAACGTCATGTTTTGAATATACAATGCCGGTTTTTAATCCTCAAAAAGTTACTTATGACGATTTCACAATAAAATTAAAATATTACATAAAATTTTTATCGTCAACCGCAACCGGCGTTGCGTCAACAATGCAATTTTCAATAACAACAAGCGACGCGGACGGCCTAAAATCGTGGAATGCCGAAGAAAAAACTTTTCAAAGTGGTTTGACTTATGTAAATGAAATTGACCAATCGGCCGCAAACGTTTTTATAAATTATTCAACAACATTAAGCAACGAGGGATTAAACATTGGAACAAGCACATCGCGATCAATTACATTAAAAATTTACAACACAATTTGTTCGGCATCAGATTATGAAACAACGTTTTTTGACAATGTAGAAATCGAACAAAAAAAGGCGGAACCACAAACGGCGGACCAAAATTTTACATCAAAATTAGTAAACGCCGGAACAAAAACATCAATTAAAACAAGAAAATCGGCGCCGGGTGTTTTTCCAGGAATTTACAGAACGCGCGAAAATTACGGCGTTTGGAATGGTACAAATTTATGGCGTGGTTTAACGGACATTATCAATCAAAATATTGCAAACGATTTCCGCGAATTTTCAACACGTTATGAGGGTACGTTTAGAAATTTAAAAGTTCAACCGCTATCAATGCACAACAAAGTTTGGTTTTATTGGACCGGTTTTGAAACCGATCCACAAACAACAATTATTGACGGCCTAAAATACGACGTTAAAAACGCGTCTTTTAAATTAAAATCACATTTGCCAAATGACGACGACGACGTGGACGTTGACTTTATTGTAAACTAAAAAACGACATTGTTTTTGTTTGTCGGCCGTCGTATTTTCTTTTGAATTGCGGCGGTTTTTTTGTAAATATTTTTTTTATTTGAAAATAATTTTTTATTTTTGTGGTTCAATCTAAAAAAAGAAAACAATGTTTGAATCACATTTCAAGGCGGAAATGAAGCGCCTAAATCTTAAACGATACGACGTTTGCGAATTACTACAATGCACAATGCCAACGTTAAAATCACGTCTACAAAATCCGGAATCATTTACAATTGGCGAAATAATTATTTTGCAAAATGCGGATTTTAATTTGTCACAATTTGAATTAAAAATTAACGATTAAATTTTAGAATAATGAAAACAATTAACATCAAAGGAAAAGAGTACATAACCGTCAATGAACGGTTAAAACATTTCAGAACCGAACCAACATTCAAAGGTTGGCAAATATGCGAACAATTGGTTCACATTGACGAAAAGGAGGGTATTTTTAAAGTCACGATTTCAGACACAAAAGGCGTTGAAATGGCGTCGGCGCATTCGCAAGAATACCGCGATTCGTCTTATATAAACAAAACGTCATTCGTTGAAAATGGTTTTACGTCGGCATTGGGCCGCGCATTGGGTTATTTAGGCATTGGAATTGACACGTCAATAGCATCAGCAAACGAAGTTCAAAACGCCGTTAAAAACCAGGAAAACGACAATAAAAAATGGCTAACGGACGCGCAATTCAACGCAACGTTAAAAGCTACAAAAGAACAAGCGGAAAAGGTATTGGCCGGCTTTAAAATGAAAAAAGAATACCGCGAACAAATAATCGAAAAGTTTAATATTTAAAAACAAAAACAATGAGTTACGAACACAAAAACGGAAACGGAAGTTTATTCAAAAACACCAACAAAACAAGCGAAAATCAACCGGATTATTCCGGCTCGATTAAACTTCAAGACGGCACGAATCAGCAAATCGCGGCGTGGGTTAAAGAGGGCGCCAAAGGAAAGTTTTTTTCAATTAAATTATCAGATCCATATGTGAAGCCGGAAGCCGTCGAAACGGCCGACGCAAGCGACGATTTGCCGTTTTAATCGGTAAAATGACAAACAAAACGAAAAGCGGTTTTCAGATTGAAAGCCGTTTTTTTTATGTTAATATTTTGTAAATTGAAAATATATTTTTAGTTTTACAAAACATTTAAAAATTTAAGAAAATGGAAAACACAATTGAATTTTTGTATTTGCGAATAAATGCAATGCAAAAGAAAATCGAAAAATTAGAAATGACTATTTCAGAAATCAACGACTATTTTTTAATTGACCGCAACGTGGACACAAAACAATTGACAAAATGAAAGCACAATTTGACACAAATGAACAATATCATTCAGCGCCTGGAATTAGCGCGTCCGGTTTAAAATCAATACATAAAAAATCGGTTTATCATTTTATTAATCAATTGCCGTTTGAATCGTCGGCAATGGCATTGGGGACTGCGGTTCATTGCGCAATGTTGGAACCGGAATCGTACTACAACGAGTTTCACGTTATGCCAAAAATTGACCGCCGAACAAAAGCCGGAAAAGAACAATTCGCCATTGAACAAAAAAAGGCAGAGGGCAAAAAATTAGTGGCGTTTGATGACCACGAAAAAATCACTAAAATTTTAGACAATTTCCGAAATCACGATTTAGCACAAAAATATTGTAAAGGCGAAATTGAATTGTCGCATTATTTAAAACACGAGGGTTTGGACGTACGCGTTCGGCCGGATTGTTTAAACCGCGTTGAAAACTTTATTTCGGACGTTAAAACGTGCCAGGACAACGCGCCTATGGCATTTAAACGTGACGTTTATAAATACGGCTATCATTTACAAGCGGCGTTTTATTGTGATATGTTAGGCATTGACAATTTTAAATTCATTGCCGTTGAAACGAATTATCCGTTTTCGGTTGAGGTTTACACATTAAGCGACGAAATGATTGAACAAGGGCGCAAAGCGTGGAAACGTGCGTTTGCCGATTGGAAAATTTATTGTGAAACCGGCATTGTTTCCGGTTATATTTGGAATGAATTTCACGACGACGGGAGTTTAATATTATAATAAAAAAATGGAATTAGAATATTTAATTAAAAAAGTAAACAAACATTTTAATTGTGACATAACAATAAACACACGACAACGTGAAATTGTAATGGCGCGCGGCGCATTCTTTTGGCTTGCGAAACATACGAGTAAAAAATCAGTTAAAAAAATCGGCGCGGCGGTCGGTCGTGATCATGCATCGGTTCTTTATTGTTTAAAGAATTTCAACGATTGGTTGAGGTTTGACGAATTTTTTAAAGGCGATTTTGAAAGTTTAAAAATCGCGGTTTTATCTGAATTCAAATCGGAAAAATTAACGCCACAATCAATGCTTTACAAATACAATTGTTTAGTTATTGAAAACGACATTTTAAAAAATGAAATTAAAAAATTAAAAAGATTATGAATATAAAAATTAAAATAAAAGAGGTTAAAAAAGACCATTATGATTTGAGTTTAAAAACGTATAAACACGAATTGACCGGAACATTTGAAAAGGCGGAAATTCGAAACATTATTGAAAAATTAGACAACGCAATTGTGTAATGGCGAATCCATACGAAAAATATTTAAAAGGTGAGGACAAATTGCAACGTGCAATTATTAATTATTTAGATATGCAATACCCAAACGCCATATTTACGCACCCAATGAATGAGGGCAAAAGAACAAAATTCGAACAATACAAAATGAAGTATTTAGGCGCGAAACCTGGAATTCCGGATTTGCTTATTTTTACACCAAACGCCGTTTTCAGCGGTTTAGCGGTCGAATTAAAATATAAATATAACAAACCTACGGACAGCCAAAAAAAGTGGCTTAAATGGCTTGAAAATTGCAATTGGGCGGTATATTGGACCAATGATTTTGACGATTGCGTTGAAGTCATTGACAAATACTTTAAAAATGAATTAAAAAACCAACCAAAAAAATGAAATATCACACAATTTATTTTGACGCGGAAAACCAAAAAATCCGTTTCACACAATCAGCGCCGGAAAATTTGGCGGTCACTTATGAATATATAGGCAAATCAACGCGCGTTGAATTTGATTTGTTTATAGAGTTATTATGGTACAAATACGAGGACGGCGAAATTCCGTTGGATCAGTTAAAAAAGATATTCGACGAATTGCGTTCCTTTTGTGATGACATAAAATATAATTTGATTTTGTAAAAAAAATTTTTACTTTTGGCAGAATGGAAAACAAAAATTACTTCGCAATAATACCGGCGCCGGTGCGCTATTGTAAAGATTTAAAAGCAAACGAAAAATTAATGTACGGCGAATTGACAGCATTGTCAAATGACAAAGGGTTTTGTTTCGCGTCCAATGAATATTTTTCAAATCTTTACGACGTTTCAAAAACAAGTATTTCAAAATGGATTTCAAATTTAGAAAAGAACGGTTTCATAAAAATAAAAATGATTTATGAACGTGGAACAAAGCAAATAAAACAACGCCGAATTTACATTGCACCCCTATTGAAGAAAAGTTCAATACCTATTGAAGAAAAGTTAAATACCCCTATTGAAGAAAAGTTAAAGGATATATATATACTAACTAATAATAATAATATAAATAATAATAATAGTACAAAATCCAAAAAGCGCCAATATTCAGAAAAAACAACAAAGGCGTTTTCGCATTTTGCAGCATTATTTCCTTTAAAATATAGGCCTAAAACGGACGCACAAAAAAATAAATGGTTGGATTGTTTGGATAAAATCGAACGTTTGGACGGCTACAATTTACGCGAGGTTTACAACGTTTCAAAAGAATTAAGGAATGACGAATTTTGGCAAAACAATTTTTTATCAATTCTTAAATTAAGAAATACCGACAAAAACGGAATTAAATACATTGATCGTTTTATGGTTCAGCACAAAGCAAAACAAAAGCCGGTTGGATTTACAAAAATAAAAGGGTTAAAAGAATTTTTTGTGTACAGAAATCCGGCAAGCGGTCAAAAAGAAATTGGCGCCAAAACTAAAAACGGCGACATTCACGAATTTCAAATTCGCGGTTTAATGATGACAAACGAGTTCCAGGAATTAAAACAATTTGTGTTGAATGGTTTATAAAAAATACAAAATATCAAAAGAATTAAAAAACGACGTTTGGGCGTTTGTCAATGAAAATGAAATTGGACAACGTTTTGAATTTAACGGAACCAAAGAACAACAATTCATTGGTTTGGTTGGCGAAATAATGGTTAAAAGTTTGTTTGGAATAAAACACGAATGGACAAAAGGATTTGACGGCGGTTTTGATTTTCAGTACAAAGGATTTAAAATTGACGTTAAAACAATGGGCCGAAACGTTGACGTTCAAGACCATTTTGTAAATAATTTTGTTGAGCATCAAATAAAATTTGATTGTGATATTTATATTTTTTGTTCATTGAATAGACGTAAAAATGAATTAACAATTTGCGGTTATTTAAGCAAAAAAGAATTATTGGAAAAATCAGTTTTAAGAAAAAAAGGCGAAC